ATGGCAATCAAGAAAAACGATTTTAATTCAGTAAAGAAGAAATTCTCAACTTCGGCGAAGTATAAACCACAAAGATACTTTGACTTGGGTAAAGATTTCTTGGACGCTGTAGGACTACCAGGACCCGCCATAGGACACTTGAACATGTTCTTGGGTCACTCTGATACAGGTAAGACAACGGGTCTCGTAAAAGCGGCCGTATCAGCTCAGAAACAGAATATTCTTCCCGTGTTCATTATCACCGAACAGAAGTGGAGTTTTGAACACGCAAGACTTATGGGTTTTGATTGTGATGAAGTGGTTGACCCCGAAACAGGTGAATTGGATTGGGATGGATTTTTCATCTTCAACAACAACTTCTCTTATATTGAACAAATTACAGATTATATTAATAGTTTGTTGGACGCTCAAGAAAAAGGTGAATTGGAATATGATTTATTGTTCCTTTGGGATTCAGTAGGTTCAGTTCCTTGTAAGATGACCTTTGATGGTAAAGGTGGTAAACAACACAATGCTGCGGTTCTTGCCGACAAGATTGGAATGGGTATTAACCAACGTATTTCAGGTTCTCGTAAATCTGATTCAAAATATGAAAACACATTGGTGATTGTTAATCAGCCTTGGGTTGAACTTCCTGACAATCCATTTGGACAACCAAAGATTAAAGCAAAGGGTGGTGAAGCCATTTGGTTAAATTCGTCTTTGGTATTCTTATTTGGTAATCAAAAAGGTGCAGGAACAAACAAAATTTCTGCAACAAAAGACAAACGAACTGTTAAATTTGCAATCCGTACAAAAGTTTCTGTCATGAAAAACCACATCAATGGTTTGGGTTATGAAGATGGAAAAATCATCGTAACACCACACGGATTCTTGGCAGGAAAAGATGCTGCTGAAGAGAAAGTATCTATTGAACAATACAAGAAAGAAAATGCTGAGTATTGGAAAGAGATTATCGGGGCTGATGGAGATTTCAGCTTGTTTGAGGAAAAAGAAAGTGAAACAGTATAAACAATAAATTGTGAAGACACTCTTAGTAGATGGTGATAACCTATTTAAAATCGGATTCCATGGGGTCAGAGACCTCTTCGTGGAAGGAAACCATATCGGGGGTGTCTTTCATTTTATCAATACCCTCAGAAAACAAATTGATGAACACAACTACGACAAAATTATTGTCTTTTGGGACGGTGACGACAACTCAGCCGTTAGACGTAAATTATATCCTAACTACAAGTTAAACCGTAGACAAAGTATGAACGAGTTTAAACTTGAGTCATACCACACCCAAAAAGAAAGAGTAAAAGAATACCTTGAAGAATGTTTCGTTCGTCAGGTAAGAGCAATTGAATGTGAAGCGGATGATTTAATCGCCTACTATTGTCAGATTGCTAACGAAGAATCAAAAACAATATTATCGGCAGATAAAGATTACTTTCAATTGATTGATGGACACACATCAATATACTCACCAATTTCCAAAGTCACCTTTAAACTTGGTGATAAAGTTAAATTTGGTGATACCGAATTTCCACACTATAACGTATTGACACTTAAGATATTAACTGGTGATAAGTCAGACAATATCAGCGGTATATTAAGATTGGGTGAAAAAAGTGTAATAAAATACTTTCCTGAGATGCTTGATTCTATGGTTAATTATAACCATATTTTAACAAAGGCACAGGAACTTTTAGAACAAGACAAAAACAACACAACTTTAAAAAATATTGTAAGTGGAAAAACAAAAGACGGAGAATTCGGAGAATCATTCTACCAAACAAACAAAAAAATTGTGGATTTACAAAATCCGCTTATTTCTGACGAAGGTAGGGTACTTGTTGAACAATATTATGCCGACACTTTAGACCCTGAAGGTAGGGGTTACAAAAATCTAATTCGTATGATGACAGAAGATGGATTCTTCAAATATCTCGGTAAGAGTGATGATGAATTTATAAAATTTATACGACCTTTGATGAAATTGACAAGAAAAGAAAAAAGACAACACAAACAACAAATAGAAAAATAAAAAAATTATGAAAGAAACAGATGTAATTAAAATGGAGTTCTTGATTACCTTGAACAACAACATCGTAATCCAACGTTACTTTAACGTAAAAGATTACAACCCACAAGCTCGCAGTTCTATGGAACTGTATCAATATTTAAAAAACTTTGTAGAAGGGTTTGAGTACGGCCAAAAGATGCGTTCGGTTGTATACCTTTTGGAGAATAAAGATGAAATTTTTGAGAACCAAAGTATCTTGCAAACATCAAATACTGATGGTCCTGAAACATTTAATTTTTTAATAAAGGTTGGAGAACAGACAATTTGTCATAGAATTTTGGATGCGAAATTGTTCCCACCTAAAATAAGATACACCGTAGATATACGCCAGCAAGTAAAAAGTGTATTAAAGGACTTAACTGACATTTTTTCCGATGAAAATTTTGTTACAAGTTACATGTCTTATAGCTTAAACTAATAGTATTTATCAAAACTAACAAGGGAATTTTAATTATGTCAAACAAGAATTTTGAGTATCTAGGTAACACATTTCAACTACAATTATTAAATCAGATTATCTTAGATAAAGACTTCTCACATTCTATCATTGATGTAATTGAATCCTCACACTTTGAAAACAAATATTTCAAAACACTTCTCCAATTGGTGAAGGAGTACTATGTAAAATATGATTGTACTCCATCATACGAAACACTTTCACAAATGGTGAAAAGTGAGTTCCCACAAGAGTTGATGTTGAAAATTCTAAACGACACTATCAAACAGATACAAACTGCGTCTATAGAAGGGGCATCGTTTGTACAAGAGAAATCATTGAAGTTTTGTAAACAACAAGAACTTCAAAAGGCAATCACCAAATCACAAAAAATACTTGATAGTGGAGAATTTGAAAACTATGACAAACTTGAAGAACTTGTAAGAAGTGCTCTCCAAGTAGGGGAAAATGGAAATAAGATTGAAGATGTTTTCCAAAACTTGGATGATGTTTTGAATGAAGATTTCCGTCACCCAATCCCAATGGGAATTACGGGTATTGACAAGTTATTAAAAGGCGGATTGGCAAAAGGTGAATTGGGGGTAATCTTAGCACCAACTGGTGTAGGAAAAACTACAGTTCTTACAAAAATTGCTAACTCAGCGTTTAATAATGGTTACAATGTACTTCAGTTATTCTTTGAGGACAATCCAAAAGTAATCCAACGTAAACACTTCACAATGTGGACAGGTATACCACCTGATGACCTCCCATTACACCGTGAAGAAGTTCTTGAAAAAGCACGTCAGGTCAAAGAAGAAATGACCAACAAATTGTTCTTGAAAAAATTACCTTCAGACCAATTTACAATGACTCAAATCAAGAACATGATTAGAAAGATGGTTGCTGATGGACATAAGATTGATATGATTGTTTTAGATTATATTGATTGTATTGTACCTGACAAAAATATGGGAGACGAATGGAAAAGTGAGGGTTCCGTTATGAGAGGTTACGAATCTATGTGTCATGAACTTAACGTAGTAGGATGGACCGCAACACAGGGTAACAGAAGCTCTATATCTTCTGAGGTTGTTACCACCGACCAAATGGGTGGTTCTATTAAAAAAGCACAAGTTGGACACGTTATCATTTCCGTGGCAAAAACTTTACAACAAAAAGAAATGAATTTAGCAACCATCGCAATTACCAAGTCTCGTGTGGGTAAAGATGGGGTTATCTTTGAAAACTGTAAGTTCAACAACGAATTGTTGGAAATTGATACTGAAAGTTCTGTTACCTTCTTAGGATTTGAAGAAAAGAAAGAAGAAAAGAACAGAGACAGAATCAAAGAACTTATGGAAAAAAGAAAAGAGCGAGTACAACCAAATAACTTTAATTAATAAAAAAAAATAGTATTTTAAATAAAATGGACGCATCACAAAAGATATTGTCGGACCTAACGGTTCACATGAAGTATTCAAAATTTATTCCTGAGTTGGAAAGAAGAGAAACTTGGGAAGAGCTTGTAACAAGAAACATGAATATGCACATTAAGAAATACCCCCACATCGCAAGTGAGATTGTGGACGTGTATCAATATGTGTATACTAAAAAAGTATTACCTTCAATGAGGTCAATGCAATTTGGTGGTAAACCAATTGAGATTTCTCCAAACAGAATCTACAACTGTGCTTACCTTCCTATTGACCACTTGGACGCATTCTCAGAAACAATGTTCTTGTTATTAGGTGGAACTGGAGTAGGATATTCAGTTCAAAAACATCACGTAGAAAAACTTCCTGAAATTAGAAAACCTAACCCAAATAGAACAAGAAGATTCTTGGTTGGGGATTCTATTGAAGGATGGGCTGATGCAATTAAAGTGTTAATGAAATCTTACTTTGGTGAGCATTTGTCAACACCTGAGTTTGATTTTTCAGACGTTAGACCAAAGGGGGCACAACTTGTAACATCAGGTGGTAAGGCACCGGGTCCTCAACCTTTGAAAGATTGTATTCACAAATTGAAAGGTATGTTGGACGCAAAAGAAGATGGTCAAAAATTATCATCAATTGAAGTTCACGATATGATATGTCACATTGCAGACGCAGTTCTTGCTGGTGGTATTCGCAGAGCGGCTTTGATTTCTTTATTCTCAGCTGATGACAACGAGATGATTGCTTGTAAATCAGGTTCTTGGTGGGAAACAAATCCACAAAGAGGTAGGGCTAACAATTCAGCGGCTTTGGTTAGACATAAAATTACAAAAGATTTCTTCATGGACTTGTGGAAAAGGGTTGAAGCATCAGGAGCAGGTGAACCTGGAATCTATTTCACCAATGATAAAGATTGGGGTACTAATCCATGTTGTGAGATAGCATTGAGACCAAACCAATTCTGTAACTTATGTGAGGTAAATGTTTCTGACATTGAATCACAAGAAGATTTGAACAACCGTGTTAAAGCGGCGACATTCATTGGAACACTTCAAGCAGGTTATACTGATTTCCATTACTTGAGAGACGTATGGAAACGTACAACTGAAAAAGAAGCGTTGATTGGTGTATCTATGACAGGTATCGGTTCAGGTGTTGTATTGGGTTATAACATGAAAGAAGCGGCTAAACTTGTTAAAGAAGAAAATGCAAGAGTTGCTGAGTTGATTGGTATTAACAAGTCGGCTCGTACAACTACTGTAAAACCTGCAGGGACAACATCTTTGACATTGGGAACATCTTCAGGTATCCACGCATGGCACAACGATTATTACCTTCGTAGAATCCGTGTTGGTAAGAACGAAGCAATTTACCAATACTTGGCAATGTATCACCCTGAGTTGGTTGAAGATGAATTCTTCCGTCCACACGACACGGCAGTTATTTCAGTTCCACAAAAATCTCCTGAAGGAGCAATTTTGAGAACAGAATCTCCATTCCAATTGTTGGACCGTGTTAAGAAAATCACACAAGAGTGGGTAAGACCTGGTCACAGAACTGGTTCAAACACACACAACGTATCGGCAACAATCAGTTTGAAAAACGAAGATTGGGAATTGGCAGGTGAGTGGATGTGGGAAAACCGTGACTTCTATAATGGTTTATCTGTATTACCTCATGATGGTGGAAGTTACATTCAAGCACCATTTGAAGATTGTACAAAAGAAGAGTATGAAAGATTATTCGCTAAACTTCACACAATTGACTTATCAAAAGTTGTTGAATTACAAGACAACACAGATTTGAGTGGTGAATTGGCTTGTGTTGGTGGGGCTTGTGAAATCAAGTAATATTAATAATAACGATAAAAATAAGGGGGGGAAGGTAAAACTTCTCCCTTCTTCATTTTATATAGAAGATGGAAAATATGTCTTTACCGAAGAATTCCATTTAGAAAGAGGTTCTTGTTGCGGTAATGGTTGTAGACATTGTCCTTATTTACCTAAATACAAAAAAGGAAATACAACTATATTTATAGATAATGGCTGATGGTAAAACATATGGATTAACTTTTCCTTTCGTAGAATCGTATAATGGTAAGTATTTGGACCTTTCAGATTACCCTGCTGAAGAAATTAGAAGTAATTTAATTCACTTGTTATTAACAAGAAAGGGTACTAGATATTTTTTACCTGATTTTGGTACTGGATTGTTGGAATACATTTTTGAACCTTTGGATGGACCAACTTTTAAAAACATTGAATCTGAAATAAGAGATTCTGTTGAAAAATTTATGCCTCAACTACAATTAACAAACATTAGTATATCGGCACCAACTGGTGAAGCGGCTGGAGCAACTGTAACAACCGCAGGAAATGTTGTTAATCCACAACTACAAATGACAAATCAAGATGTAACTGAGTATACAGCTACGGTAAGAATTGATTATTCTATAACTAATGACGTTTTTAATTCAAAAGATTTTATAATACTTAATATTTAACATAAATGGCTCAAAGAAGAATATCATATACCGTAAGGGATTTCCAAGCAATTCGTCAGGAATTAATTAATTACACAAAAACTTATTATCCTGAATTGATTGATAACTTCAATGATGCTTCAGTTTTTTCTGTATTCTTGGATTTAAACGCAGCCGTAGCCGACAATTTACATTATCATATAGATAGAAGTATCCAAGAAACAGTTCTTCAATATGCACAACAACGTTCATCAATCTATAACATTGCAAGAACGTATGGATTAAAAATTCCTGGTCAAAGACCATCTGTAGCTTTGGTTGATTTTTCAATTACAGTTCCGGCATTTGGTGATAAAGAAGATGAAAGATATTTGGGAACATTAAGACGTGGAAGTCAAGTTCAAGGTTCAGGTCAAGTATTTGAAACAATATATGATATTGATTTCGCATCACCATTTAATGCTGATGGTATACCAAATAGATTAAAGATACCAAATTTTGATGCCAACAACAACTTAATAAACTACACAATCACTAAAAGAGAAACTGTAGTAAATGGTATTACAAAGGTATTCAAAAGAGTTATAACTCCAAATGATGTTAGACCTTTCTTTGAATTTTTCTTACCTGAAAAAAATGTTTTAGGAGTCACATCAATAATTCAAAGAGATGGTACATCTTATTCTAACGTACCAACGGCACAAGAATTTTTAGGTGTGCAAGGTAGATGGTATGAAGTATCGGCACTTGCTGAAGATAGAGTTTTTATTGAGGACCCTACAAAACCATCAGATGACCCAGCAATTAAAGTTGGAAGATATATACAAACACAAGATAGATTTATTACAGAATACACACCTGAAGGTTTTATAAAACTTACTTTTGGTGGAGGAACAAATACTGCTGAAGACCAACTTAGAGAGTTTACAGCACTTGATGTACCGTTAAAGATTCAAAGATACCAAAACAATTCAATGTCATTGGGTAATGCTCCACAAGCAAATACAACAATGTTTATACAATATAGAATTGGTGGTGGACAAGGTACAAACTTAGGTGTTAATGTTATTACACAAATTGGTTCTGTTGATTTCTTTGTTAATGGACCTTCTGATATTATAAATAATTCTGTAATTAATTCATTAGCTTGTAATAACGTAACGGCCGCGATTGGTGGAGCAGGATATCCATCAACTGAAGAAGTTAGAAATTATGTAACGTTTAACTTTGCAGCACAAAACAGAGCGGTTACAATACATGATTACGAAGCGATTATAAGAAATATGCCGGGTCAATTTGGAGCACCCGCCAAAGTGTCTATTACTGAAAACAACAATAAAATTAATATCAATGTATTATCATATGATGCTACAGGTAATTTAACATCTGAAGTTTCACAAACTATGAAGAAAAATTTGGCGGAATATTTGTCAAATTATAGAATGATTAATGATTATGTTGTTATTGGAAGTGCTGAAGTAATTGATTTGGCGTTAGACATTTCAGTTGTTTTAGATGCCACACAAAACCAAGGAGTTGTTATTTCAAACATTGTGGATAGAGTCACCACATTCTTTAGTCCTACTGTAAGAGGTTTGGGTGAAAATATTGTACTATCAGAATTGAATAGAATATTACAAACCGAAAATGGTGTGTTAAGTGTTACAGACATTTCAGTATTTAACAAAGTCGGTGGTCAATATAGTTCAGCACAAACAGCAATGCCTTATGAAGATGTGGCAACAAAGAAAATTTCTTTAGTGGACAACACAATATTTGCAGAACCAAATCAAATTTACCAAGTCCATTTCCCAACCAAAGACATCACGGTAAGAGTTAAAAATTACCAGACAACAAACTTCTCTTGATAATTTATTTTATTCATTCTTTAACTACTATTATAAAATAGTGTATAAACTATTTATGATAGAAAGTAAAAGGAATGTCCAAAACTTATAGAATACGTACAGAAGTTGGTGTTGATAGACAAGTCAATATAGAATTAGAACAAGATTTTGACCAGTTAGAGATACTTTCTTTAAAAGTCAGAAGTGAAGATGTCTACACAAGAATGTGTGCAGACTATGGTGTAATTGTAGGTCGTGTTCTTGCCAATGGTGGATACGGTGTTCCAAATGTAAGAGTTTCTGTTTTTATTCCAATAACAGATGAAGATTTAAATGATGAAATAATTTATGATTTATATCCTTACCGAAGTCTTAATGATGTAAACGCTGATGGATATAGATATAATCTATTACCTTATGAGCAACAACATACAGGTCATATCCCAACAGGAACATTCCCAAGTAAAAATGATATTTTAACAAACCCAGCGTTGATTGAGGTTTATGACAAGTATTATAAATTCACTGTTAAATCAAATGGTAGTGGTGACTA